ACTAGCTGATAATGCGGTGTGGCAGGTGTTTTCCTTCCCACCTGCCTCACCCCTTGCTAACAGCATTGTTGTGCAGCCGGGAGATCCATACATTGAGCCAAGCAACGACCATTACAAAACTGTTAAACCAAAAGTTAATTTCAAGTTAGTCGTTCTTGCGCCTATGTTTGATAATCAAGGCAACCTAATTAACATTGAAGATTATTACCTAAACATTGTGAACAAGCTTGAGGCATCCAGCATCGCTTACACAATTGGCACGTTTAGTGCACCAGCAGTCTTGACCGGTGTAGCAGGAGATCTGTTATCCGGTGAAGTATCAATCAGCGTTCTATCAGATTGGAGCTAACTATGGCTGAGAACGACAAAGAGCGCGAGGCTTTTCTTGCCAAAATCGGTCAGGTAAAGCCAGTCGCTAAACCAGATCCAAAACCAACCGCTAAGAAAGATGAGGAATAACCACAATGGCGATTACTCTAAATAACAAGGTCGGAGTTAAGATTGCGTCTATCGATCTTAGCGACCACGTTACTTCAGTAACCCTTAACCAAGCCTTCGATGAACTCGAAGTGACCGCAATGGGTGACAGCGCACACAAGTTCGTAAAGGGCTTGGAGTCAGCGACCCTAACTGTTTCGTTCTTAAACGATCAGGCAGCAGCATCCGTACTTGACACCTTATCCGATGCTTATGGCACAACTGTTGCATGGAAATTGCTACAAGATAAGGCCACAGCAGTATCAGCAACCAACAAGCTATTTTCAGGCGATTTGCTCGTTAATAACTTGACACCAATCAACGGCGCAACTGGCGACATGGCTACGATGGACATTACATTTACTGTAAACTCCGCCGTAACAGTCGCAGATAGCGGCACGTTCTAATTTAATACAAAGGGGCATCATGGCAAGTCTTAAAGTTACTAGGGCAGATGGTACGGAGTCAGTCCACGAGATTACTCCAGCTATTGAGTATGCGTTTGAACAGTATGCCAAGAAAGGTTTTTATAAAGCCTTCCGTGAGGATCAGCGTCAAAGCGATATTTATTGGCTTGCGTGGGAATGTCTGCGTAGAGCAGATGCTCCAGATGTCAAACCGTTTGGGGACAAGTTTCTTGAAACCTTAAAGGCTGTTGAGGTTTTAGGGGATGACTCCCCAAATGGCTAACGCGTGATTCTTGGACGTATCGGATAGCGCAGCTATCGGTTACGACAGGAATTGCGCCTAGTGAGTTTACAAATATGGACAGGGATTTACTCAAAGCCTTTTATGAGGTTTTGAAAAAGCAAGCGGAAGATAGGAAACATGCCAGTCGTAGTAGAGGGCGTACCAGAGCTTAAAAAAGCTTTGAAAAAGTTTGCGCCTGACCTTCGAAAACAAATGGATGATGAAATCCGCGTGGCATTAAAAGAAGTTACAAATGCGGCCAAAGCCAAAGTGCCGAGTCAAGCTCCCGGTGGTCTTTACAATTGGCAAGACACAGGCATAACGCCTAAAAGTCGTACATCACGTGCAACTGGCTTCCCTAAATACAACGCGCGCGTAATACGGCGTGGATTGACTTATTCATTAGGTCGCAGTAAACGCAATATGAGCGGATTCGCCAGTCTTTACTCTTTGTTAAATAAATCAGCGTCAGGATCAATTGCGGAGACGGCTGGACGCGCAAGCGGCATAAGCGGAAGTTCGCGCAGCCAAAGTAATAATCCACAGGCAGGATCTAGATTTATTGGTGGCATGAATGGCATCGGCCCAATGAAATCATTGGATGGCCGTCAAAAATCAACTGGTCGTATCTTGTTTGCTGCTTATGCCGAAAATGAAGGCAAAGCATTGAATGGCGTTATGCGCGCTATCGATAAAGCTAGTCGTTTATTCAAGGAACGTGCGACAGTTAGAAAGGCTGCCTAATGTCAAACATTCGCATTGATATAGCATCTGAGTTTAAAGATAAAGGCTTTAAACAAGCTGAAAAGGCAACAGGCGGTTTACAGGGTAATCTCAAAGCATTGGGTAAAACGCTTATTGGTGTTTTATCTGTACGCGAAATTTACCAATTTGGCAAGGCGGCAGTTAAAGCTTTTGGTGAAGATGAATTAGCAGCCAAACGATTAACACAAAGTTTGAGCAATCTTGGATTGGCTTTTGAAGATGCACGAGTGGCAAAGTTTATTTCGGATCTGGAGGCTACAAGCGGTGTGCTTGATGATTCACTTCGTCCAGCGTTTCAATCATTATTAACAACGACAGGTTCAGTCACTAAAGCCCAAGAGCTATTAGGTTTAGCCTTAGACGTGGCGGCAGGATCAGGTCAAGATGTCCAGACTGTTGCATCAGATTTAAGCAAAGCATATACAGGCAACACTCGAAGCCTTGCAAAATATAATACTGGGTTATCACGCGCTGAATTACAGACCGCATCATTTGCAGATGTGCAAGCCTTACTTGCCAAACAATTTACTGGTCAAAACGCCGCATATTTAGATACCTATGCTGGCAAGGTTGCCATTCTCAATGTGGCCTATGCAAACATGCAGGAAACAATCGGTAAAGGTTTAGTCGATGCTTTCCAGATTCTTTCGGGTGATCGAGGCATTGCTGGCGGTACTTCCGCAATGCAAGACTTTGGCGATAAAGTAGCAGATACAGAACGTGGCATAGCCACGTTAATTGCCGGGTTCAAAGATTTACAATCGTATGTCGGATTGGTGCGTGAGTTTGCTGGCGCACTTATTGGTAGCGGAAACGTATTGCAAGCGATACAACAGGTTGGCAAAGTAAAGCCACAACCCTTCAAGACTCCTATGACTGTAAGCGGTTCGACCGATGCTCAGACCAAAATTGACCGTGCTCGCGCTAAGGCTGAAGCCGATGCTGCTAAGCGCGCGAAAGAATTGTTAGAATTAACAAAAAAGCAAACTAAGTCTGCGGCGGCGGCTGCTAAAAAACAACAAGAATTGCAAAAATTAGCCAAAGCTAAAGCCGTATTTGATTTAGAGAAAATACAAATTGAGGCAGCACTTCAGGGCAAAATTACCGAAGAAGAACGCATCCGCTTGCAATTGATGAAAGCCATCGCAGACGAAAACGTTGGTAAGACCGAAGAACTGCTAAAGAAGTTAAAAGAAATACAAGACGAGAATGCCAAGTTAGCCAAACAACTAACTGAGTTTCCAGAAGCCAATGATCCGTTTGCGCAATGGGGTCAAACACTTACAGGGGTTATGACTCAATTAACCGCTATTGCGCAAAAGAAAATCGTTGTAGATTTCTTGGCTAATTTCACGCCGTCAACGACAACGATTATTCCAACCACACCCAGCACAAGTGCAGCAGCAGTAGCAGCAGTAACAAGTCCAGCGGCCCAAGCGGCATCCAGCGCAGCCAGCGCAGCAGCTAGCGAAGCGGCTGGTGATGCTTATGCTGAAATTGCAAAGGCGCAAGCAGCGGCAGCGGCAGCAGCGGAAGCAGCCGCAGCAGCGGCGGCGGCAATAGCGGCAGCTAAATCACAAGCAGAAAAAATTGCAGCAGAAGAAGCTGCACGAGCAGCAGCGGCAGCAGCAGCGGCAGCAGCCGTACAGGAAGAAGCAGCCGCAGCGTTATTGGCAGCCGCAGCAGCTCAAGAAGCTGCTAACGCGGCAGCAGAAGCAGCGCAGGCACAGCAGGTGGCAGAACTATTGGCTTCAGACGGAGCAGCGCAAGCAGCCGCAAACGCACTAACAGAGGCCAGTTTTATCTTTGAAGAATCTGTCATGGGAGCTTTCGGCGCAGGTGTGCCAATAAATAACATTTATGTAACCGTTGAAGGATCAGTAACCGCCGTTCAAGATTTGGCTGAAGTCATCACCGACATCCAATATGAGTACCAAAGAAACGGAAAGGGTCTGCGCTTTAGCAGCATTGCAATCTAATGGCAGCCCCTACAATCCGCGTCTTTGTTGACTTTGATAGCGAAACCGCGTTTGAAACTAATCCGCTCATCTTAGATTCAGCAACTAAAGGCATATTGGGAACTAATCGCTTGGGATCTGGAACGCTGCCTGTTGAAGTCACCAGTCTAGTTACGCGAGTCAGTATCAGGCGTGGTCGTAACCGCATCACAAGCAAGTTCGAGTTCGGTAGCGCGGAAGTCATTTTGTATGATCAGAATGGCGACTGGAATCCGATGAACCCTGCCGGAGCGTATTACCCCAACCTTGTGCCATTGCGTCAGATTATTATTTATGCGACTTATCTTGGCGTTGATTATTACCTTTTTAGCGGCTTTATCACCAATTATGACACAGGCTTCAGACAAGGCAATGAAGATGTTTCTACCGTAAGCCTGAAGTGCGTTGATGCGTTCAAGCTGCTAGCAGGTTCAGCCATTACAACTGTGGCTGGGACAAGTGCAGGTCAACTCTCAGGTGCTCGCGTAAGTGCCCTTTTAGATGCCGTAGATTGGCCTTTAAGCCTTCGTGAAATAGATACTGGCAACTCAACCCTTCAAGCGGATCCCGGCACGTCTAGGAACGTTTTAGAGGCTTTGCAGACCGTTGAGAATAGCGAGTTTGGCGGCATCTTTGTCGATGGCCAAAGCAACGTAGTGTTTGTAGATCGTGACTCGCTCATCACACGGCCAGCCACCAGCTTGTATGACTTTAATGACGATGGCACGGATATTTCCTATACCAATGCGGTTGTGGCTTATGACGATACTACGCTCATCAATGACGTAACCGTCACACGCTCAGGCGGCAGCGCACAAAACGTTTATGACCAGACAAGCATTGACACGTTCTTTCTTCATTCAGGCATCCGCGATGGCATCCTTGTCCAGACCGATACTGAAGCCCTTAATCAGGCGCAGGGCATATTGGCTACACGTAAAGATCCTGAAGTCCGAATCGACTCAATTCAACTTAACCTTTATGACGACATCAATCCCGATAAGCCTAAGGCAGGCGTGGATATAGATTTGCTCGATGGCATCACAGTCACAAAGACAATGCCGGGAGCGACCAGCGTTACACAGCCAAGCCTTGTCAACGCTATTCATCACGATATTACCAAGTCATCATGGATGACAACCCTATTCACTTCTGAGCCTTTATTGGCTGGCTTCGTGTTAGACAGCGCAGTTAGCGGTATACTTGACTCAGACGTGCTGAGCTACTAAGGAGAGACATGGCAGGCGCAG